GGTAAAGACGGTTTTGAGCATGCGTTTAATACTTTGCATCATACGAATGAGTTAATCTCTAAGAGGAAGTCTGACGCGTCTGTATCGACTAAATATGATGGTTCTCCTAGTGTTGTGTTTGGACATCATCCTGAGAATGGAAAGTTCTTTGTTGCATCTAAGTCAGCCTTTAATAAGAATCCAAAAATTAACTACACACATGATGATATAGAAAAGAATCATGGACATGCGCCTGGTTTAGTTTCAAAGTTAAAAGGTGCTTTAGATCATTTACCTAAGACAACACCAAAAGGAAAAGTCTTTCAAGGTGATTTGATGTATCATAAGGATGATGGAGATGTTAGATCAGAAGGTGGTAAGCATCATTTTACACCTAACACCATAACATATTCTACTCCACATAATTCTGAAGAAGGTAAAAAGATAGCAAAAGCAAAGATTGGTGTAGCAGTGCATACAGCTTATTCTGGAAAGACATTAGATGGAATGAAAGCAGAATATAATCATAACACTAATTCATTTAAACCACATCCAGATGCTCATATTATATCAACAGCAATTGATCATACAAAGATTAATCACGGTGACGATAAACAAAAAGAATTTGCTGGTCATATGAAACAAGCAATTGATGCTCATAATACAATTAAAAATTACAATCATTTAGATGGTCATGATTCAATGCTTAAAACGCATATTAATAAAACAATACGTGATGGTACGAAACCATCCGTAAAGGGTTATATGGAACATTCAAATGGTGTTTTTAATAAGAAAGCAGATTCAGTTAAGACAGAAGTTGCTAAAAATAGACATTTAGATGCTGGTAAGAAGCATATGGATCATATTAAAAATAATGTTAATAGTTTTACTAAGACATTAGAAGTACATAAACATCTTCAGAATGCTAAGAATGTATTAGTTAATTCTTTAGCAACTCACAACAAATACGAACATAGTGTTAATGGTCAGAAGGTTAAGCCTGAGGGTTCTGTAGCAGTTATAAAGAATAGACCAACAAAACTTAATGACCGTGAGGAATTTAATAGACTTAATTTCAACAAATAACAACAATATTGGTTTTACACCTCTCATGGATCCACATAGCAAATTTACCCTATAGGTCAACAGAAGACAACAGTTAATGAAGAAATTTAAAGAACTCAGAGAACAAGGAAAATTATATGAAGCAGCTAGGATTCCTAGGAAGGCTAATCAACCAGCCAAATCAGACAAACACTCAGACCTTTACACAGATGAAGATCCAAAAGGGACTATACATGGACTCAAGTTCGCAACATCAAAAGATGCAGAACGAAGCGTCTCAAAAATTAGAAGATCTGGAAGAACTCACGCACATAAGATTCAAGCAGCGGTAGCAATGGAGCAAAGAGCAAAGGTTGCGGGTAAATCAACAGCAGCTTCTGTTTATAGAAAATTTATTAATATGATGAAAGAAAAGACTAAAAAGATGAACGAGGATGGGCCACCATTAAACTTAAAAAAAAGAAACTATGAAAACTTTTAAAAAACTTAAAGAAGATATAAGCGATATGGTTAATCCGTATATGCTTTGGAAGAATAAAAGTCCAGTAAAATATGCAATGCATTTATCTGAAACTTTTGGTCCTCCTACAGAACTGACCCCATTTAGAGCTATATGGTATGATAAAGATGGTGTAAAAAGAATTGTTATAAAAGATGAATATATTTTACACGGATCCCCTTCTCCACATTATGATTTTGTTTATAGTTATGTGGATTTAAAAGTACCCCATGAGTTTGCGGAGTCTCTGGTAAACAGTAGTGAAAGCATATTAATTGATTTCCTTAAAAATGAAGTAGGAGCAAGATGTGGTTCTCTTACTGCTAATGCTGTAACAATAAACTATGTTCTTGATGTAGTGTATGGTAGAGTAAAGCCAAGCAAAGAAGAATATGAAAAAAGAATAAATGAAATGACAGATATGTTTGACAAAGGTAAAATATATACTAACAGCTGGTGGCCAGATGATACAAAAGACGCAGATCCTGATAATCCATATTACAAAGAAGGAAGTATAGAAGAAGCTGCTCCTGTTATAGGAGGAGTTAAGATGAAAAAACTTGGTAAAGGCAAACCAGGTAGTTATAAAAGTTTAGTGTCAAGACATCTTGGAGCAGCTGCTGCAGAAAAGATCGATAAGAGTGATGGAAGCAAATTAGTGGCCAAAGGTAAAAAAACAGGTAATAAAGATCTTGTACGAAAAGGTAACTTTATTAAAAATGTAATCAGCAGGTAATAAAACTATAAATAACACATGGACTTTAAAACATTTTTAATAGAATCTGACGAAAAGCATGCGGTAATGTCCTATGGCAGGTTTAATCCTGTAACTACTGGTCATGAAAAACTAATGCATAAAGTTCATGATGTTGCTAAAAAAGTAGGTGGTGATGCTCATGTTATAGCTTCACATTCGGAAGGTGATGATAGGAATCCAATACCAAAAGATAAAAAAATTGGTTATATTAAGAAAGTGGCAAAACCTGGTACTAAAGTTTCATCATCAGATAAAGAACATCCTTCTATTTTACACCAGGCTGTAAAACTACACGATCAAGGTGTAAAACATTTACATATTGTAGGTGGTTCTGATAGAGTAGAAGGTTTTCATAAAATGTTAAACACTTATAATGGTAAGAAAGGTCTTAGACATGGCCATTATGATTTTAAGTCAATAACCAAACATTCTTCAGGAGAAAGAGATCCTGATTCAAAAGATGTATCTGGTATGTCAGGTACTAAAATGAGACAACATGCAAGATCAGGTGATATGAAAAGTTTCAAGTCAGGTTTACCAAAAGTATTACATCCCCATGCAGAAGAAATGGCAAATCATATTAAAGCGGTTCCAGAAAAAATTAAAAAAGCTAAAAAAATTAAAGAAGAATACAAATATGAATGGGGAACACCAGAAGGTACAAGGTATATGAAAAAACTAACTCCTGGTGAAAATAAGAATAAAGAAACAGAAGTTGTGTTTGGTGAAGTTAACCAAGACTCAGATATAAAAGATAGAAAAGGTACACAACCTGCTAAATATCATTCTGGTTTATCAAAATCAACAAAAGAAAAAAGGGATGCTCAATTTAAAAAGCAAACTAAAATGGATGACAGAGATCCAGCTGCTTATAAACTAGCACCAGGAGATAAGACTGCAAAAACTAAACCTTCGGTGCATACAATAGCTTATAAGAAAAAATTTGGTGAAGAAAGTATTCCAATGTTATGTAAGAAATGGAATAACTCCGATCTCGACGAGCAATATCCATTTAAATCAGTAATGATGAGAGCAAAAGCAAAAATCAGTCCATCATATAAAATGGCTAAAAAAGAATTGCAAAATAAAGTAAAAAGTGATCCAAGTAAGCCTAAAGTATCACACGCTGCAACAATTGCTAAAAAGTACAATGGTGTTGATGCAAGAACACTTGATAGTGTTACCGAGCAAGGCAAAGGTTTGTATTACAATATTAATAAGAAAAGAAAAGAAGGTAGACCTATGAGAAAGAAAGGGGAATCAGGAGCTCCTAAGCCATCTGACTTTGATAGAGCAAAAACAACTGCTACAGAAGAAGTTGTAACTATTGAAGAACAAAAAGGTTTATCCGCCAAAGCTGCAAAATCTGGTGTATCTTTATCAACTTTAAAAAAGGTATACAATAGAGGAATGGCAGCTTGGAAGACTGGTCATAGACCTGGAACAACTCCTCAACAATGGGCAATGGCAAGAGTTAACTCATACATTAATAAAGGCAAAGGTACTTATCACGGTGCTGATAAAGACTTAAGAGAACATATGGATCTTTCAAAACTCACAGAACAAGATACAGATCAAATGGTTGATGAGCTTACTTGGGAAGATATTGTTGATTTCTATGATGACAATGATTTTCATACAGAAGAAGTTAATGAGGCTTTATCAACACAGGCAAGACTCAAAAGAAGACAAACATTTGCAAGATTTAGAGGTAAAAGAGGTATTGCTAAAGGATTAAAATTAAGAAGAGCTTCAGATATGAAAACTCTTCAACGTAGAGCTAAGTTAGCAGCTAGAAGAGCTCTATATGGAAGATTTTTAAGAGGTCGTAATAAGGCAAGTTTATCAGCAGCAGAAAAAGATAGACTAGAGAAGCAAGTAGGTACTTTAAAAACATTACAAACATCTTTAGCACAAAAAATGTTACCAAAAATAAGAGGAATTGAACAAAAACGCCTTGCAGGTTATAGGTCTAAGAAAAAATAATATAAATAATGATTAATATCAAAAAAACTGTTGTTAGTATAGTACTTTGTTTGTTTTTAGTTGGATGCACTTTCATGCCTAAAAAGCATGACCCAATGTTAGCAGGTTCCTTTGTAGACTTATCTATTTCGTTAGAAGACGCAAGTTGTGAAGATCAATTTAGTATTGAAGAAACAATTTATATTGCTATGTGGATGGAAAGATATGCTATGTTTAGAGAAGATCCACAGTTAAAAACTGTAACAAGTATTATTGAAAATTTAAAAAAGGCTTCATATACAAGCGAAGCAGCATGTGAAAGATGGTTAAATATTACTAATATAAAAATGAAAACTCTTAAAAAAGTATGGAGTAAGAGATGAATGAAAATGATGAGCTTTTAAAATACATAAATGAAGATTCAATTCGAGGAGATTTATCCAAAGAGTTTACTGGAATTATTAGTGATTTTAAAGAAGGTAAAATTACAGAAAAAGAAAAAGAAGATCTAGTGTCTGGTATCGAAGAAGGATTTATGGCAGATGAATCTGCTAGAGACGAAGAATTAGTTAGATGGGTTCACAATGCAGTACTAATAGTCAGTAAGGTAATATGAAAAAATTTATTGAATTTAAATCTTCAATATTAGAAAGAACTTTAAACAAACCTTTTCTCACTCCGGATGGACCAAAGAAAAGAGCTGTCTATGTTAAAAATGAAAAAGGTAATGAAGTAAAAGTAACTTTTGGTGATCCCAATATGAGAATTAAGAAAAGTAATCCAGCTAGACGTAGAAGTTTTAGAGCTAGACATAATTGCGATAGCCCAGGTCCAAAAACAAAGGCAAGATATTGGTCTTGCAAACATTGGTAAGGAATAAAGATGTCAACATTTTTAAAAGGTAGAGAATTATCAGAACTCGAAGCTGCTGCATTAGAAGTATTAGTTAAAACTATTGCTCCTAATCCAGAAGAATATAGAGTGGATGAGGCTGTACATCCAATGGGCGTTCATGTTACATCTGTATCTGGGAAAAAAGTAGAAGGCCTCCCAGCATATAAAGTTACTAAAATTGGGTCTAAAGTAAAAGAACACGGTGGTATAACAGTTGGAGAACATTTACATGATAATCATTTAGATGATTTAGCTGATATGGGTCATAAAATAAAAAATGAACAAGTTACTACAGAAGCTAATAGTCGCATGTTTAAAGCAAAAGGCCAATATTCAACTGGAGAGCCAAATCCTATATCGAACAATGGCGACACTGTTTCAGGACCACAAGATCAACTTCAAAAAAAAGCAGAGGGTAAGATGAATTTAATTCAAGCATCAGTGAAGGAAATTTCCCAAAGGGCCAAGAGTAATGGTACCCAAAAGGAAAGTAAAGAAGTCACAGAGGACATGCATAAGAAAAAGAAAAAACATGACTGTGCATCTAAAGTAAAATCAGAAGAATATGGTATTGGTTATTGTATTCCAGAACAACATACCATGTTAGAAGATGGAACTGTTACTCATTATGATGTCGAGTTTGATGATGTTATAATTCAAAATTTTCCTGTAACAGAACTTGAAATAATTGAAGAATCAAGTCATATGCATGAAGTTAATCAAGAAAAAAATGAAGAAGTTGCACAACAAAGTGAAGCAGCCCACAAAGATGTTGAAGTACAACAAATCCCAATGAATCAAAAACATACAGCTAAGATGAAAAAAGCATCAAAGATGTATAAATCAGTTCCAGCTTCACAGCGTGGAACCGGTTCTGCTGGGAAGCGTGGTGGTGATTCTGGATTTAGTAATGTTAAGATGGAAGACATGCATGATTCTGAAGAAGGAATGTCAAAAGATGCTAAAAAGAAAGTAGCTAAAGGAAAGTCAAATTACAAAGGTTTAGATAATGCAAAAGGTGATGACGATAAAGATGCTGTTGCCGAAGGTGCATTAGGCACAGGTCTTGGAGCAGTTGGGGGAGCAGCAATAGGAGGTCCAGTTGGTGCAGCTGTTGGTGGTGTTGCTGGCCATATGGCTCAACAAGGTTTAAGAAAGTTAGGTAAAAAAATAAAGTCAGGTATTGCAGGTTTTAGAAAGCCACAAACAGCAGAATCTATGAATAAAATGAAAGAAGATACAGATGTTGATTATACTGTAATTGAACACAACGCTTTCGACATAGAAATTCCTGAAGAGCTTCTTTTTGCAGATTATTTAAATGCAGCCTCTACTTTTACAGAAAATCACAGTGATGCTGTTAAGATAGCAGATCAATTTTTTGGTGAAAATGATGAATCAATTATTTTTGAGGCATTTACAAGAAAAGATATAGAAGATAGGATTTCAGCACACGCCAAAGCTGGAAAAGCAGTTAGTATGCCTAAATATGGTATGAAAGATGGAAAACCAACAGCCGAATATACTGTTACTGATAAAGATGCGGGTTCTAAGACAACATTCATGCATCACGGTAACATTAGGCGTGTCACAAGAAATTAAGGAGAAATAAAAATGTCTTTATGGGGATATGCAGACAACGTACGAATTCAAGGAAATGTAATCTGTACAGTTGGCGCAGCTAACGTAACAGGTAACTTAGCCAACTTTGTTGAACCTTTTGTTGCTCAAAGGGGTACAGATTTTGGTGGTAATGGAAATACAGCATCCAAAGCAGGTAATGCTTTTGGACAACATGGATCAGCAGCCAATGTTGGTTCTGTAATAAATCCAGGAGATTATATTTTCCTAAAAGGAACCAAATATAAGATTAAATCTGTAGGTGGATTATCAGATGGTAGCATCACAAGCAATGCTCAATTTAATAGATGTAATCTTATATTAGAAACTAACTTTTCAAATGCAAGTGATGCTGTTGGAGTACAAGTTAGAGAAAATCTTGCCACTATTCAACAAGGTCCAAAATATATTGCTAATGCTACATATGGTTCAAGCGTCGATAGCTTAGGATCACCAAATGCTACTAAGAGAGCCAGACTTGGTAATGTTTATTCAATTCAAAACATGAAAGCAGTAACCATTGATGAAGCAAATATTGCTGGTAATCAAGTAATTGGAATAAAGTCGCCAGGTTGGTATAGTGCTCGTCCAGCTATAACAAAAGCACAAGGTGGGAAAAAATTTAGAAACGAAGTGTTAATTGCTCTTTCTAAAAACGCCTTTACAGGTGGTGGTGATGCTCCTGATGATCTACCATCATTTTCTATTAGATTTACATCTCAACCAGCTGGTGTTAGTGGAAGTTCATTTGCAATAGCTAATATTGCTGGAGCAAATGTTCAAATCTTTTCTAATGCAATCACGAATCCAATAACAACAGAAGGTGTTGATAGTATAAGTTACAGATGGTATGTAGCTAATGCAGGAACAACATCAACATCAGATGCAGCCTTTACTAGAATTGATGCAGCTACTGCAGTTCTTGGAGCAGGAATTCATGGTCATAAAGGTGTTGCATTTACAGGATTTGATTCAAATGTCTTGGTTGTTGGTAATACAGCTAATGCACATGCTAACGTGGTATTCTGTGAAGCAACTACAACTGATGAGGGTGGAGCTAATATTTCTACTCAATCTGATATTGTTACACTCAATACACTTGGTTACGCATTAACATTTGATAATGTTTACAGTGATGCATCTACAGAAGGTAATCCTTATCAAATTCAAATAGCTACAGGTCCAAAAGTTATTCAGCAAACTCAAGGAACTGGTAACATTTTATACGCCGGCGCTGTATTGAAAGAGTCTGGTAGTAGTGGATCTAACACATTTGGAACTAATACAATCTTCCGTGCTAATGCAACAATAATAGTACCGGGTGCTGCTACTGTTACGTATAAATGGTTGTATAGTAAATCAAATGGTCAACCAGTTACAGCTTTTGTTAATGGTGGTGTTTATGCTAACGCAGGTGCCACTACAAATGTATTAACAATTGGTAATGTATCTGGAGCAGCTACTAGTAGTACTAATAGATTTGCTAAACAATTTTCAGCAATTGCCAATAGTACTATTATGTGTCAGGCATCTGTTGAATTACCTCCACACTTGATAGCTGTTGGTTCTAACACAGCTAACTTGAGATTTAGTGGTACAACAATGACAGCCAACTCAGCCATTGTAACAATGAATGTTCTTACTGGTGGTGCTGGTTAATAGATGGCAGACTCTAAAGTATCACAACTTACTGCAATCACCTCCCCTTTGGGAGGTGGTGAGTCTTTATATGTTGTACAAGGTGGTACAAGTAAAAAAGTTACTATAGATAATTTTGTCGGTAGTTTAAAAAATCCTAATCTAACTGGCAACATAACAGTTACTGGTAATCAAACAATTACTTCTGCAACTGATATAAAAACTTCTATACCCGTAACTCTTATAAACATTCCAGCTGGTGATGGTATATGTCCTTTAGTAGAAGCAGCATCTAATGGGCAAGTTAAAGTTATTATGGCTACAGGAAATGGTGGTGGTACATTTACATTACTTAAAGGTAATATTGCTGGTAATGCCAATGTACAGTTCTTTCGAGTTGGTCAATCAGCTACACTTATGTACCAAGGAGATAAATGGTTTCCATTAGGAGGAACAGCTAACATAATATTTCCATAATGTAAATATTTTTTAAGTAATTATAATGTATCAGTTGACAGAAGACAATTTTTTCCTATATGCTATGAAGAGTTATAACAATCCTAACTGTAAGGGTATGGATGAATTTAAAGATGATTTAAAAAAGTTTAGTTATGTTAAGAGATTGTTGAAAAAAACTAGAAATAAAAATGGTTTGAAAGAACGTCTCATAATTAATCATATCATTGTAATTTATAACTTATTTGGTTCTGAGGCGGCAACAAAAATGTTATTCTTTAAAATAGATAAATCATTTTGGCCACAGTTAAAATCATTTTTAATATTTTTAAATTTTATGCCACCTGATAATATGCTTGTAGTTCAGGATGAGGCTTTACTTATTTTTTTAAGGGAAATATAATGGGACGTTTTGTTGATTCTGTTATAACATACAGAATATTAAAACTGTTAGTTACACCGTTTGATAAAACTAAGGCATTTCAACTTGGTATTATAGATTCAAAAGGTAAAGAATTAAAAAAGATGCGTCAACTCAACACTGTTGCTGAGAGAGATGCCTATTCACTTTTACACAGATTGGTCTATAGACTTAAAAAAATTATAGAAAAAGTTCCACTACAAAATAAAAAATTATTATCCTATGCTGCTGCTTTATCATTAATAAGAGAGCATATGGATTATCAACACGAACCAATTGAATTAGAAAATTTATATTTAGATAAAATTGGAACAAACTTAACTGAAGAAATACAAACTATCGAAGGTTATTTTTTAAATAAACCTTTAACTTTCAAAGAATACTTGGAAGAAGACATTCCAGCAAATAATGCTGGTGGAGGCGGGATAGCTGGATTAGATGCTGAAACAATGGGTGTATCTAAGAAAGCTGCTAATAAGTATAAGAAACAAAATCAAACTATGGCTAGAAGGGCAAATGTAACACATGTGGGTTAAAGAACAACTTGTAAAGATATTAAAATGGTTAATAGATGACCCAACTGACAGTAATTATATACAATCTAAATTAGATAACACAAAACCAACTCGCAAAAAAAGAACAAAAAGAAATTCAAATGGATCCAGTTCAAAAACCAGAAAAAACATTATCTAGTGATTCAACAAATGCTAGGTTATCTGTATTGGAAAACAATATGAACATAATGACACACAATATAGAAAAACTCGAGTTTCAAACTGATCAAAACTATGCAACTCTTCATTCACGTATTAGTGAGTTAAGAGATGATTTAAGAAAAGATTTTGAATCAAAGAATGAAAAGATTCTAGCTAAACTAGAAGAACATAATAATTATGAGCAAGATCAAAACAATTCTCTTCATAAAAAAATTCATCAGTTTGAAAAATGGCGTTGGATGATTATGGGAGGAGCATTAGTAATAGGTTATATCATAGCACATTTAAAATTGGAACGTTTTCTTTAATTAATTATTGTAATATAATGATTGAATGTCATTATATCTTGATCAAAAATATCTCACTTTAATAAGTAACAGACTCCCTCTCTTCAAAAAGAAGAAAGACAATACCTATAACTGTAGGTGCATAATATGTGGTGATTCAGCAAAGAAAACCACAAAAGCAAGGGGATATTTTTTTCCAAATAAAAATAAGTTATTTTATAAATGTTTTAATTGTGATGTTGCAATGGCATTTTCTTCTTTTTTAAAACAACTTGATCAAACGCTATTCCAAGAATATTCATTTGAAGATTATTCAGAAGGAATGTACTTATCTAATTCAAAACCTGATTACAAGTTTGAACAACCTGTATTTAAAAGTAGTTCAAAATATCAAAAAATAATTAATAATATTTTAGTTACTTTAGATAAGTTACCATCTGATCATGAGGCAATCAAGTATGTTGAAAAAAGGCAAATTCCAAAAGAAAAATATAAAAAAATATTTTTTATCGAACATGTGTGTGACATTGCAGAATTAAATGATAAGTACAGAGCAAGCATCAAAAGTAAAGAGCCAAGATTAGTATTTCCATTCTATGATGAAAACAAATCTCTTACTGGTGTTTCTTGTAGAGCAATCAGAGGTGAAGCATTAAGATATATAACTGTTAAAATACATGATGATCAGCCTCTTATATACGGCCTAGAAGACGTTGATACAACTAAGCCTGTGTATGTGGTGGAAGGTCCTATTGATAGCTTATTTCTTGATAATTGTATTGCTGTAGCTGGTTTGTCAATAAACAAATTAAACAACATTGGTGTACCTAAAGATAAATTAATTATCGTTCACGATAATCAATCTAGAAACATTGAAGTTTGTAAAGTAATACAAAAAACTATTGATAATGATTACAAATGTGTTATATGGCCAGATTACATTGAGCAAAAAGATATAAATGAGATGATAAGTTATAATATTAATGTCCATAGAGTGATAAAGGAAAACACATTCAGTGGATTAAGTGCTGTTGTAGAATTTACAAGATGGAGAAAAAATTGAGTGTTAAATTGATTAGTTATACAAAATCATGTATTGAAGGTATTAATAATTTACAAGAACTAGCTGCTTATTGTGCTAGAGTTTCTAATCCAAGTAATCAATTAAATAATGATACATCAGAAAAATTGATAAAATATCTCATAGATAATGAACATTGGTCACCTTTAGAAATGATAAATGCTTGTATTGAAATAACTACTACAAGAGACATTGCTAGACAGATATTAAGACACAGATCATTTTCATTTCAAGAATTCAGTCAAAGATATGCTGATCCTACAAGTGACCTTAGTTTTGTAAACAGAGAAGCAAGATTGCAGGATAAAACAAATAGACAGAATAGTGTAAAGTCAAATGATTTAGGCCTGTCTTTAGAGTTTCAAGTTAAACAAAAAGATCTGGTTGATCAAGCTCTAAAATATTACAAAGATGCAATTGATTCTGGAATAGCTAAAGAACAAGCTAGATGTTTTTTACCAGAAGGTTTAACTGTTTCAAGATTATACATGAATGGAACAATGCGAAGTTGGATTCATTATATTCAGTTAAGATCTGCTAATGGTACACAAAAAGAACATATGGATGTAGCTGTAGAGTGTGGTAAAGTCTTATCTACTATATTTCCATTTATTACAAAAATTTTAAAAAATAAATAAATGATGATTGGTATAGGTTCCTCAATAAAATTATTCTTAATATTGTTAATAATAGGTAGTTTACTGGCAGCTGGTTGGTATGTTACAGGTATGCGAGAACAGTTAGCTATTTCACAAAACAACAACGAAAAATATGAACAAGCAGTTTTTGATCAGCAATTATTAATCAAACAGATTAAAGAAGATGTACAAAGTATTCAGGAAGCTAATAATGAATTAGCTAGTGTAGTTAAAAAACAAAACAAAGATTTAAATTCACTACACAAAAAGTTTGAAAAAACTAAACCTGATGGTACTGTTAGAGATATTGGTAAGATAGCTGTACGCAGACCTGAATCAATCGAAAGAATAATAAACAATGCAACAAAAAACTCACTACGGTGCTTGGAAATAGCATCTGGTGCACCTTTAACGGAAGATGAAAAATATGGCAAGAAGATTAATACAGAATGCCCTGCTCTTATGCCTGATAACGGCTCTTAGTGGTTGTGCAAGTTTTAGTTTACCTTTTTTTGGTAAAAAATCAGCAGCAAGACCTGTTGAGATACAAACAAAAGCAGTAGAAAAACAAAATTTAAATTTAAAGACACCTGACCCTCTAAATCTAAAAGATGTAGAATGGATAATTGTGAATAAAAGCAATGTAGAGGAAGTTTGGAAAAAATTAAAGAAAAATGAAAAAGATATTGTGTTATTTGGTATCACAGACGATAGTTATAAAGAGTTATCAGTAAACTTAATCAAGTTAAGAAACTTAATAAACACACAACGTATTGTAATAATGCAGTACAAAAAATACTACGAACAATAATAAGAGATGGAGTGAGTATGGAAAATGTTTTCCATGATATAACTGTCAATTTTGATAGAGATAATTTATTTGATGAACTCGGAATGAAAAGACTTGAAGAATCCTATATGAAGGAGGAAGAAAGATCCCCACAAGAAAGGTTCGCTTATGTTTCGAAATCATTCTCGACGGATATCGCACATGCCCAGAGATTATACACTTATGCATCTAAGCACTGGCTTAGCTATTCTACTCCCATTCTTTCTTTTGGTCGTAGTGCCCGCGGTTTGCCTATTAGTTGTTTTTTACCCTATCTACCTGATAGTTCAGAAGGCTTGGTCAGCACTCTTTCGGAAGTAAACTGGCTTTCAATGTTAGGTGGTGGAGTTGGTATAGGTATTGGAATTAGATCATCAGATGACAAGTCTGTAGGCGTTATGCCACATTTAAAAACTTATGATGCATCTTCCTTAGCATATCGTCAAGGAAGAACTAGAAGAGGCTCATACGCAGCCTATTTGGATATATCACATCCGGATATAATACAGTTTTTGGAAATGAGAAGACCTACCGGTGATCCAAACATGCGTACGTTAAATTTACATCATGGTGTTAACATCAACGATAAGTTTATGGAAATCATAGAGAAGTCTATGATAGATAAAGATTTTGATGATAGTTGGGAATTGAAAGATCCACATGATAATAGTGTGAAGGAGGTAGTCTCTGCTAAAGAACTATGGCAAAGAGTTTTAGAATTAAGAATGATGACAGGCGAACCCTATATTCATTTTATTGATACTAGCAATAGAAAGATGCCAGATTTCCAAAAGAAGTTAGGACTAAGTATTAAGCAATCAAATCTCTGTTCAGAAATTGTATTACCAACTGATAAAAATAGAACTGCGGTATGCTGCCTATCTTCACTTAATTTGGAGTACTATGATGATTGGAAAAATGAAAGTCTTTTTCTGCGGGACGTTGCTGAGATGCTCGATAACGTATTGCAGTATTTTATTAATAACAGTCCAGATGGTGTACAGCGTGCAAGATATAGTGCTACAAACGAGCGTAGCATTGGTGTCGGCGCTCTTGGCTTCCATGCCCATTTGCAGAAGCATAAATTACCTTTCGAATCCGCACTTGCAAAGTCGAGAAACGTGGAAATCTTCAGACACATCAGACGAGGATTAGATGAAGCAAATTTGGAACTCGGGTCAATTAGAGGAGAAGCTCCTGATGCTGCTGGCACTGGTCTTAGGTTTTCTCACCTTATGGCTGTTGCTCCCAATGCTAGTTCTAGTATTATTATGGGTAATACTTCTCCTAGCGTAGAACCATACAGAGCAAATGCTTATAGACAAGATACACTCTCAGGGTCATTTTTAAACAAAAACAAATATTTGGATAAAATTATAAAGGAAAAAACAAATGACACTGAATATAACAAGGTGTGGAGCAACATTATTGCTTCCGACGGATCCGTACAACACCTTGATATACTCAATGACAGGGAAAAGGACATCTTCAAAACGAGTATGGAGATTGACCAAAGATGGGTTGTGGAGCACGCAGCTGACAGACAAAATTACATTGACCAGGCGCAATCCATTAATTTATTCTTTCGGCCGGACTGCAATGTAAAATATTTACATGCAGTTCATTTTATGGCTTGGAAACTTGGATTAAAAACTTTATATTATTGCAGGTCAGAAAAAATTGGCAAAGCAGATAAGGTAGCAAAAAAGATTGAAAGAGAAGTTATCAAAGAGCTTGATATGAAAGCTCTTGCATCAGGTGAAACAAGAACAAGAGCTCAAGTATACGGAACAGATAATTGTATATTTTGTTCAAAAACAAAGGCTGAGTTAAGTCTTCGTGGAATACCTTTTGATTTTGTTAATATAAATGAAATAGGTAAAACAGCAGCTGAAGTAACTGGAAGACCTGTTAAAACAGTACCACAAATATACCTTGAAGGAGAATATGTTGGTGGGTATGAAGAAATGATGAGCTATTTTAATAGTTCGTTTCAACAAGATAATGATGAATGTACAGCTTGTGAGGGTTAATTATGAAAGTAGGATTTACATGTAGCACTTTTGATTTATTACATGCTGGTCATGTACAAATGTTAAGAGAAGCAAAATCAGTGTGTGATTATTTGATAGTCGGATTACAAATTGATCCAACTATTGATCGAGAAGAAAAAAATAAACCAATACAAACTATTGTAGAAAGATATGTTCAACTTCAAGCGGTAAAACATGTAGATGAAATTATTACGTATTCTACTGAAAAAGATCTTGAAGACATATTAGCAATGTATCAAATTGATATACGAATTATGGGTGTTGAGTACAGGAATAAAGATTTTACAGGTAAAGATCTTTGTAGAAAAAGAAGTATTCAACTTTATTTTAACAAAAGGGACCATAGGTTCTCTACTTCCGATTTACGTGAAAGAGTGAGTTTAGCAAATGAATCATAGATATGTTTTTGATGTAGATGGTACACTAACACCAAGCAGAAAAAAAATATTACCAGAAATGGAAACTGCTTTTAGTACATTTATAGATAACTACAGTGTTTACCTAGTTACAGGTAGTGATTATGAAAAAACACAAGAACAGCTTGGTAAGCATATAGTTGAAAAAGTTGAAAAAGTTTACAATTGTTCAGGTAGTGATGTTTGGGCTGCTGGTAAGAATATAGAAAGAAGTGAATGGAAACTACCATTTGAAGCACGAATGTGGTTAGAGGATAGACTAGATAATAATCCATATCCAGTTAAAACAGGTTTGCATATTGAACAAAGAACTGGTCTATGTAACTTTAGTATAGTTGGTAGAAATGCAACACATACTCAAAGACAAGAATATGTTAAATATGATAACGAAACAAATGAAAGAGATAATATTGTTAAAGATTTTAATGTTGTATTTTGTAATATAACATCAAGCGCAGGTGGTGAAACTGGTGTTGATATACATCCAGTAGGAAAAGATAAATCACAGATAGTCAATGATTTTAACGACAATGATGTAATCCATTTTTTTGGGGATAGAATGGATAAAGATGGAAACGATTATAGTTTATCATTAAAGGCTTACAAAAGTTATCCCGTTGGATCATGGAAAGACACTTATAATTTGATAGTTTCATTAAATCAATTAGCGGTTTTGAATGGAAATAATAAAGACTAAATCAGGATATTGGGTTGTAGGATATATTACTGTTCTAGGTGGTCCATTCACTACAGACATTCAAGCACAAAAACATAGAAAGTATCTATTAGACAAATGGCATATTCAAGCAAAGTACTAGATCATTACGAAAATCCAAGAAATGTTGGATCAATGGACAAAACTAATCCAAATGTTGGAACAGGGATGGTTGGAGCTCCTGCTTGTGGTGATGTAATGAAATTACAAATTAAAGTAGAAGATGGTATCATTACTGATGCTAAGTTTAAAACATATGGATGTGGTAGCGCAATTGCTAGCAGTAGTTTAGTTACAGAATGGGTGAAAGGAAGAACTGTTGATGAAGCTGTTGAAATTAAAAATGCCGAGATAGCGACTGAACTTGCATTACCTCCTGTAAAAATACATTGTTCAATATTAGCCGAAGATGCAATTAAGGCTGCTGTTGAGAATTATAAAAATAAATCCAATCAAATTGAAGTTAACATAGAAAAATTAAATTAGGAAAAATTAAATGAAACTTAAAATTATTGTTGTAGCATTTTTATTATTATTATCGGGATGTGCAGTTAAAAACCATCCTCCAGCTGATTGGATTTCGTGGGGTAAGAAATGTATGGAAACATATGAAGGTACCATAGTTTCAAGTTATGTTTGGTTTTATAACAGAAGACAAGGATTAGAAGCAACAGAAGAAGAATGTAAAATAAACGATTAAGGACAATAAATGCTAAAAGACGAGAGACAATATTTCAAACCATTTAACTACCCATGGGCTTATGATAAATGGTTGAAGCATGAGCAATCACATTGGTTACATACAGAAGTACCAATGTTAGAGGATGTAAAAGACTGGAAGAAAAAATTAACTGATTCAGAAAAACATTTTTTAACTAATATTTTTAGATTTTTTACACAAGGTGATATTGATGTTGCTGGAGGGTATGTACAAAATTACATTCCACATTTTCCACAACCAGAAGTAAGAATGATGTTATTAGGATTTGCTGCAAGAGAAGCATTACACATAGCTGCATATTCACATTTGATTGAAACTCTAGGAATGCCAGAGTCAACGTATTCTGAATTTGCAGAATATGAAGAGATGAAAGATAAACATGATTATATTATGTCTTTATCAGCTAAGAATGGAACAGTAGAATCCACAGCTGCGCATATTGCTGCTTTCAGTGCATTTACAGAAGGTATGCAACTCTTTTCATCATTTATTATGTTGTTAAACTTTCCAAGACATGGAAAAATGAAAGGAATGGGTCAAATAGTAACTTGGTCTATTGTTGATGAAACACAACATACTGAAGGTATGATTAAATTATTTAGATCATATGTTGAAGAAAACAATGAAATATGGAATGATGATCTTAAAGGTAAAATTTATACTATTGCAGAAAAAATGGTTGAACTTGAAGATAAGTTTATTGATTTATCATTTGATACAGGGGCTATTCAGGGTCTTACAGCTGATGAAGTTAAAGAGTATATAAGATACATAGCTGATAGAAGATTAATTAGTATGGGTATGAGAGGTATATATAAAAGAAAGACTAATCCTTTACCTTGGGTTGAAGAAATGATTAATGCACCAACACATACTAACTTTTTTGAAAACAGAGCTACAGATTATGCAAAGGGTTCTTTGTCAGGAGGTTGGGATAAGGTTTGGGGCAAGGCTGCTTAATGAAACATTTTATTTGTGATGTGTGTGATGGTGATTTCAGATTGAGACATGAAATGGACGAAGATTATTACGAAGTCCATTTCTGTCCTTTTTGTGGTGCACAAATTAACAAGGAAGAGGATGACGAAGAACAGGATGAACTAGGTGGATTCCCAACAGTGGAGATGTAATGGAGTTGCAATTGAAGAACCGGGTGATAATTATGGGTTTGTTTATGTTATTACTAACCTTACCAATCAGAGAAAATATATCGGCAAGAAGTTTTTTTGGTCTCTTAAGAGAAAGCAAGTCAATAAGAAGAAAAAACGTGTAACAGTAGAATCTGATTGGAAAAAGTATTGGGGTTCGAATGACGAATTAAAAAAAGATATAAGTTTGTTAGGTGAGGAAAAATTTACAAGAGAAATACTACATTTATGTAAATCTAAAGGAGTAACAAATTATCTTGAAGCAAGAGAGCAATTCGAAAGACACGTATTGGAAAATAAAGAAGAATGGTATAATAGTTGGATCATGGTCAAGGTGAATCGGACACATTTAAATAAATTATGATCTTTATTGCTATACTTTTCTTATCGGCTTTTTTGTTGTCGGGTGTTGCTGCGTTTTATTCAATTGTAGGATTGATATCAATATTTCCAGCAGCAGAAATACCTATTGTTATAATGGGTATAAGTTTAGAGATATGTAAACTTGTAGCTGCCTCTTGGTGTTATCGTAACTGGAAAAATGCTCCTGTAGTTATGAAGTATTATTTTGCCATAGCAGTGTTAGTTCTATCTTTCATAACTTCAATGGGAATATTTGGATTCCTTTCAAAGGCTCATATTGAGCAAACAACAATAGCTGGTGATAATAGCCTACAAATTGGTTTATTAGAAAATAAAATACAAAGAGAAATAAAAAGAATAAAAGATGCTGATCTTGTAATAAGTCAGCTAGATCAAACAGTACAAACATTAATGGACTTTGATAGAGTAAGAGGTCCAGAAGGTGCAATAGCTGTTCGCGAAAGTCAGAAAAAAGAGAGAGATAATCTCAATACTATAATAGACAAAGCTCAAGATAATATATCTGGTTATCAACAAGAAAATCTTATTCTTAGCAAACAACAGATTAAAATTGAAGCTGAAGTAGGACCTATAAAATACATAGCTGAATTTTTGTATGGTGAAGCAGATAAAAAGTTAGTAGAGAAGGCTGTAAGAGCTGTTATTATAATCATAGTTCTTGTATTCGATCCTTTGGCAATAATACTACTGATAGCAGCTAATAGAGAAATGAAAATAGTTTCTGTTTCTAATAAAAGAAGAAAGACAAGATCAATACCTAAACAATCGATTGATAAGTCTAAAGTATCAATTGATAAAAATGATATATCTGTTTTACCAAAAGAAATTATAGATAGGTTTTTTAACAGCAAGTAACATTTGCATTTTATAAAGTATTGTTGTATAATTAACTGGTAAAAATTTTTATTGGAACTAACGTGATTATTATAGACTATTCTCAAACCATTATATCCAGCTTGATGGCTGAGCTAAATGGAGATACAGAAGCCAAACTCGAAGTAAACCTAATTCGTCATATGGTTATAAATGCCATAAGAAGTTATCATAAAAAATACAGTGGTGATTTTGGTGATTTAGTTATTGCATGTGATAGTAGGAAATATTGGAGAAAAGAAGTATTTCCATACTATAAAGCTAATCGTAAAAAAGTTAGAGATAACTCTGGCTACGATTGGAATATTATCTTTGATACAATTAATATACTTAAGGCAGAACTTAAAGAATTTTTCCCATATAAGTTAGTTGAAGTCGAAGGTGCTGAAGCAGATGATATTATAGCTACGTTGTGTAAGGAAACACAAAAGACACAAGATCCTGTCTTGATAATATCAGGGGATCATGACTTTATGCAATTGCAAAAATATCCAAATGTTAAACAATACTCACCAGTACAACAAAAGTATGTTAAATGTAAAAACGATCCTAAAGAAACACTCTTAGAACACATTATAAGAGGTGATAGAGGCGACGGAGTTCCAAATGTACTTACTGGTGATGAATCGATTGTGGAGGGCAAAAGACAGCGTCCTATACAATCTAAAAAGCTAGCGTTATGGTTAGCTGATCCTAAAGAAATGCCTCAAGACCCAACATTCGTAACAAACTTTGAAAGAAATCAGACTATGATTGATCTTTCAAGAATACCAGAAGATATTGAAAGCAATATTATAAATACTTTCAAAATGCAGTCTATAAAAGATAAAAGTATGCTTATAGATTATTTTAACGAACATAAAATGAAAAATATGTTAGAACTTATTGAGGAATTTTAATGAACTTACTACTCTCCGAACTTTTTTTAATGGTCCAAAAGCAAAAGGACGATACAGATCGTATGAATCTGTTACGGCAATATAAAAATGAATTAGTACTGCAAATGCTAACTGTGAACTTTAATCCAACAGCCAAATGGTTAATTCCTGCAGGGATTCCTCCATATAAAAAAGATCCAAATGTGCCTATGGGATATCAACAAACTACTTTAATGAAAGAACTTAGAACTTTGTACATTTATGTTGATCCCAATCAAGCTATGGCTCAAAACAAAAGAGAAATGCAATTTATAACATTACTTGAGGCTTTACATCATACTGAGGCTGATTTACTTTGTGCTGTGAAAGATAAAACATTACATGAAATGTTCCCTGCTATTACAGAAAAATTAATTAGAATTACCTTCCCTGGTCTTTTCTTTTGGCCCGAACCAAAAGTACCAATGACAGAACAAGTTGCAAATGCAGCTCGCAAACTAAGAGGCAGAGGCAGACCACCAAAGTCAGCTTCTGAAACAATTATAGAAGAGGTATAATAAAATTTATTATGGAGATATATTATGAGAGTTTTGAATTTGGGTAAGTCAAAAGAAAGTTATAAAAAAGGAATTAATCCCTATTCTAAGAGAAAGATTACTCCAGCCCATTTACAGGGCACCCTCAAGATTGCTGAACCTTTTAGAAGACAAACTAAAAGTATACCCAGCCTCAACTCAGATAGTCAATTTGATGTCTGTGTTAAAAAAGAGAAAGATACCTATACCGGCAAGAATATGCTTGGTATTGGTACTCTTCACAAGTCTAATCCCATTCCCATTTTTGACCCTGATCACGCTGTGGATCTTGCTACCATGAGGAGAAGTTAATGACGTACCGTTACACAATAATACAAGAAAATACTTTAGATGATACTAAAATGACATATGAATTTAAAGCTGAAGATGATACAAATTTTATGTCCGAAGTTAGCGTTTTTATGAAAAGTATTGGTTTTTTAGATGAAGGTTATTTAGATATTGTTAAAGATAATATGTATGAAGATGATTTATATTCTGATGACAATAGAGTACCTCATCCTGACTTTCCATACATACCAGATGATACTGATCACAACCTAGTTCAATTTAATTATGATTATGAAGAAAATTTACCTGCATATAATCAAATTGATTCTGGAGCAACAGAAACTAATCTTGTGAATATATATGAAACAACTGGTAATGTGGAGCATGCGTTATATGGTCTTTAATAATAAACAAATATACGTTTTGGAATACAAGGAATCTGATAGTAAAGGTAGAGAAAAGAATGCTAAATTTGTTGGAGTATATAATTCTATCTCTGATGTAGATAATGCTAAGAAAAAAGTATCAGAAGAGCTTACAAATAAAAAGATTTCTTTCCAAACCTATGAACCACAAACTCTAATTTAATAAATAAAATTATGCCAACATATACTTTCAGACATAAAGAAACCGGTGAAGTTGTCGATAAGTTTTTACAAATATCTAAACGTGATAAGTTTATAGAAGATAATCCCCAACTCGAACAAACATGTGCCTATACGTCAATACCTATAGGTGATCCTGTTCGTTTGGGTTTAAAAACAACTGACAATGGTTTTAAAGAAGTACTATCCAAGATACATAGCCAAAACGGCGTACGAAGTACACTTGGACAAAAATTATCCCGATCTAAAAACGGAATAAGGAATATTTGATTATGATTTGGTGATAACTCTAACCAAACGAAAAGAGGTATACATGGCTAGAAAGCGTGCTCTTCAAACACAAACAGTATCTCAACCAACTAATCTATCTGTTGTTAATAATAAATTAAAAATAAAGATAGATGATTTATACCAAATTGAGCCATTGACTGAAAATCAACAAAAGTTCTTTCAATTGTATAAAGAGACAAATTTTATTATACTGCACGGTGTTGCAGGAACAGGTAAAACTTATATTGCTCTTTATAAGGCGTTAGAAGAAGTACTCTCAAGGGGAAAAACTAATCAAAAGGTTGTGTTAGTAAGATCTGCTGTGCCATCAAGAGACATAGGACATTTGCCAGGAGATGAGCAAGAAAAAACTGCTGTTTATGAAAGACCGTATTCAGAAATATGTGAAAATCTTTTTGGTAAAAAAGATGCTTACCAAAGATTATCTGAGCAACACAACATATGTTTTATGAGTACATCATATGTAAGAGGTATTACATTAGATGATTCAATTATTATAGTTGATGAATGTCAGAACATGACTGATATGGAATTGAATAGCATTATTACTAGGGTTGGTCAAAAATCAAAAATTATATTTTGTGGTGATTTTAGACAAACTGACCTATATAAGAAACACGAACAATCAGGTTTGAAAAAATTTATGGTGATTGCAGATATGATGCCACATACAAAGTCTGTAGAGTTTTATAATGAAGACATAGTCAGATCAAAATTAGTCAAACAATATATTGTTGCTAGAAACTGCTACGAGGATATGTATGAAACTCACTAATAATTTTGCACTTAACGAAATGACGAAGAGCCAAACAGCTCTTCGTCGTGGTATCAGTAATGAACCTTCAAATAACGAAATAGATAATCTAAGAATATTATGTGAATATGTGTTACAACCGGTAAGAGAACATTTTGGTAAACCTGTCAGTATTAATTCTGGTTTTAGAAGTAGTGAGCTTAATAAAGCTATTGGTGGGTCAGGAACTTCTGATCATTGCAAAGGAATGGCTGCAGATATAGAAATAGCTGGCGTAGATAATGGTGTTATTGCACAATGGATTGAGGATAATTGCGAGTTCCGTCAGCTTATACTTGAATTTTATACACCAGGTGTTGGTGACTCTGGCTGGGTTCATGTATCATATAATGCTGATGATAATGATAAAAAAGTAATGACAGCTTTAAAAGAAAATGGTAAAACTGTTTATAAGTTAGGATTAATAAAGTAATGTATAATAATGAGATGATTGATGCAACACAAAATTATTTAGAAAAGTGGCGTACACATTTAGAGAATCAAACCAATTCTGATCACTCAATAGATGGTCCTCATTTGTTAAGAAAAATATTTAAAAGTTTGAATAGGCAGGAGTCTTACGAATTGTTTTACAAGTGGAAGAGTAACACAAAAAAAGAATAATATATAATGTTTGAGAGAGTACATCATGAATTTCCCAGAATCAAGAGAATTACAAACGATCAAGGTATCAGAGTATATCAAACTCCGAGTGGTGAATCCTATCCTTCGGTCACAACGGTTACAGGGCTTTTGGCAAAAGAGGCTATCAAGAAATGGCGAGAACGAGTTGGAAAAAAAGAAGCCGCAAGAATTTCTACAACAGCCTCAAAAAGAGGAACCAGGATACACACATTATGTGAAAAGTATCTCTCCAACATTGACTTCGACGAAACAAATTTTGATCTTGAAATGTGGGAATCGATCAGGCCACACCTGGACAGCATAAATCAGATACATGCTTTAGAGAATAAATTATATTCAGATCATTTACAGGTAGCAGGAACAGTTGATTGTATAGCAGAATATAATGGTAAGTTATCTGTAATAGATTTTAAGACTTCATCTAAAGTTAAAAAGAGAGAACATATACATGGATATTTTATGCAGTGTTCTGCTTATGCAGTTGCCTTTGAAGAGATAACAAAAGTACCGGTTTCTAATTTAGTTATTATTATGACAGTTGCACATGATGATTGTATTATATTCGAAGAAAAAAGGGATGATTGGATTGGTCAATTTAAAGAGTTAAGAGAAGAATATCGCAGAAGTTATCATTGTTAGTAAAGGAAACGTATGTACGAATATAATTGTAAAATAGTTAGAGTAGTTGATGGTGATACAGTTGATGTTGATATTGACCTTGGCTTTGGTGTATGGATGAGAAACGAAAGAGTACGTCTATATGGAATAGATGCTCCTGAATCAAGAACAAGTGATAAAGAAGAAAAAAAATATGGTCTTGCTTCAAAAAAGTTTGTGCAAGATACTATGCCTTTAGATTCTACACAAACATTAAGAACAATGAAAGATGGTGTTGGAAAGTATGGAAGAATCTTAGGTGTATTTGTATTGCCTGAATATGACAATCAAAGGTTAGATGAAATGATGATAAAGAATCATCATGCTGTAGATTATCACGGTCAATCAAAAGATGATATTCAAGAACAACATTTAAAGAATAGAGAACATGTAGTTATACTCGAAGATGTTTTGAATAAAAATTATATTAGGTAAGTATGCGCGATAAAATTTGTCAGATTATTCACACAATAGCAATAAGTACAATAGCTACAAGTACTACTTTAATTATGTTACGTACTTATGGAATATTATAATGCCAGACTTTAATGATAGTATTTTAATTACAAAAAGATTTAGATCTCCAACAGAGTTTTCACTTTTTATTGAACAAAGAGTATCCATTGAAAAGATTGGGTACATGGACGCAGTTATAGATTACTGTACAATTAATGATGTAGATATAGATAACATAGGTGGTTTGATTACACCCTCTTTAAAACAAAAGATACAAATTGAAGCAGAAGATTCTAACATGATGAAGCCTAAAGGCAAACTACCGATATGATATGTATGGAAGCATTTGATGTATACAAATCTTACTTAGCTCTTAAATTACATTTTACTACAGATAAGTATGATGTAATAAAGCAACAAGGAAGAGTGAGAGCAACTAAACAATCCTTTTTCAAAAGGAATGATTTGCTTAATATAAGAAAGATAGCAGATACTTATAGTGAAAAGGAAGTAGTTGATTTCTTGGTAGCTAACTTTGTATCTGGTGATAGATGGGGTGGTGTATTTGATAGCGAAGCAAAAAGTAATTACTTAGATTGGAAAAGAAGAATTGAAGCTATAAAATATACATTTGAAAAAGAAATAGATAGATTACAGTTTATTATGGAAAAGGAAAATTTGTCTTACAATGATTTATTTACCATAAATAATGGACACCCGATAATACTTAAAAAGTATTTGAAAAAAGACATATCAATTGAAACATTGGTCATTTTGAATGTCATTGACAATTTTACTATTATGCTAGATAATAAGTTAAATGAAGATATTTTATGGCCAGATGTGTCGAGAATTATTAAGAAATATACTCCATTTTTAAAAGTAGATAAGGAGAAATATGCAAGTGCCCTTAGAAGAAGAATTGGACATAGTGCTTGGTAGGATACTTGAGATGGAAAAGCAATTAGCTATAACTCAAAATGATAATATGCAACTATCGGAACAAATAAGAGAAACACAAAGATATCTAATTAGATTAGCTAGAAATCAATCTGAAATTACAAGAAGAATTACAAAATGGCCTTACATAGCAATTGAAGTAGAGAAGAAGTGACGTTGTAAATTTGTGAAGTACATACTATAATACATTAATACTATTAATACAATAATATACGGAGAATACATATGGCTTTAGATTTTAGTGCCCTCAAGAAGAATCGTGGTAATTTTGATTCCCTTATGAAAGAAGTAGAAAAGATTGAAACACCTAAACAAGGTGGTAATAAAGATGAAAGATTTTGGCAACCTGAAGTAGATAAGGCTGGTAATGGTTATGCTGTTATTAGATTCCTTCCTCCTCCTAAGGGTGAAGATTTACCATGGGTTAGAACATGGAGCCATGGCTTTCAAGGTCCTACAGGTAAGTGGTACATAGAGAATTCACTTACTACTCTTAATAAACCTGATCCTGTTTCAGAACTGAATACCGAACTATGGAATTCAGGTAAAGACGAGAATAAAGATATTGCTCGTAAGCAGAAACGTAAGCTGGTTTACATTGCAAACATATATGTTGTTACAGATCCTAACCATCCAGAGAATGAAGGTAAGACATTTTTGTATAAGTTTGGTAAGAAGATCTTTGACAAGATTAAAGATGTTATGCAGCCTCAGTTTGAAGATGAAGATAAAGTAAATCCATTTGATTTTTGGAAAGGCGCTGACTTTAAGTTAAAGATTCGTAATGTAGCTGGATATCGTAATTACGATAAGTCTGAATTTGGTTCTATCTCTAATATGCTTGATAATGATGATGAGCTAGAGAGTATTTGGAACAATGAATATTCTTTAACTGAATTTTTAGATCCTAAGAACTTTAAGAGCTATGATGAATTGAAGCAAAAGTTAGAAATGGTTCTTTCTGGTTCTGGTTCAACTATGAAGCGTGCTGAAGAAATTGATCTACAAGAAAGATCGAGACCTGCACCACAACCAGTAAAGGAAGTGGATACATCTAAAGATGAGGATGAATCGCTGAGTTATTTTGCTAAGTTAGCTAACGAAGACTAAGAAAGGGCCGAAAGGCCCTTTTTTTATAAATTTA